GTTTCCAGTCACGATAGGGGTGCTGATTTGCTGTATATGATGAGCTTCTTTTTTCAGAAATATAAATTTTTGGTAATAGTTTAGCTGGCCTTCCATATACTTCAAATGTGGTAACATATAATGTTTTTGATGATGTATTTTCAAAAACTATTTTTGCATTCTTACTGAAACAATCAAAAGATTTTATATTAACCGATGAGGTATAATCAGTCCCCGTTCCGTCTTGATTGTCGGTAACAATATAATTTGATGTTGATCCTCCCTCTGTTGGTGTAGTAGCAAGATAAATAGGATCTTCAAAATCTATCCATTTTTCTGTTTTTGTATTTGGCAATAATTCCCAATATGAATCGAGAGACCAAATTGGTTGATCATCTTGCACCTCTCTTGGATAGGCCTCTATTTCAACATAATTAATAACTGTATCTTCATCGGGATAAATTACATCCAAGACATCGGAAGTATAAAGAGATTTAATAGGGGAGTCATAAGGAGAATTAGCCCAATGCTCTCTATTCTCAAATTTTAAAATACCATTTTCGTCTTGATAGAAATTAGCCATTTCCGCTTCGCATATTTGCTGAATATAATTGCCAAAAGTCTCGTCTTTTTCAAACATGCCAAAGGGGATAATCTGCGAACCTAAATCTAAATCATATTGACTTGTTGCAAATCCTGCATTGATTAGTAGTTGCTCAATTACCCAATCGCTTCTTTTAGAAGTAAACATTGAAGTATCGGCAATCTTTTTTTCCCATAAATACTCTAAAAAATCTTCAGCGTGAAGTTTTGCTGTGCCATCTTTAATATCAACAGTAGGACACCCACTAGTTAATCCGATAAACTGCATAATTGTATTAATTAATCCATCGCTTTGCTTAAATCCAGTCGCTATTTTAATTGGTCTCATTGGTAATAGAGAAGTGCCAATATCAGGATCAAATGACCTTGTAAATCTATTATCGTAATTATCCAGAGTAACATCAGCCATTGCCTTAAACATTGCACCAACTGGCTGAGTCATTTCTCTCTCATAACTGAGATTGATAACTCGACTGGTTTCATCATCATAGTCATATTTATCCCATTGGGTTAAAGCATCATTATTGCCCTTAATTAAATCATTCCCACCAATTAAAGAAACTCCAATAGTAAAAAAAGTATAAGCAGAGCTATAATTTTTTTTCCAAGAGATTAAAGTCCTTTGTTTGGGATGTCTGACCTGAAGTTTCTCGGTAGATGTAAATAAATCATCAGTTACTTGCATTTAGGCCTCCGTCAGAATAAGATCAAAGCTACAAAGATAACTATCTCCATTAACACTAAATCCTCTTTCCTCTAATGAGACATGAACCGAACCTGAGACTGAGTAATTAGTATCGGTGCAAGCAAAGGTTACTGGTGTTCCGTTGGCGATATAACTCGTATATTCACTATTTATCGTATTAAAATCACTAACCGGAACATCTTTATAGCTTAGTTTCCATCGCCTTTTATGATCACCCATATAATCTCTAGTAACTGAATTATCAAGCATTCTATGTTCTACATATTGATCTATTCTTTCCTCGACCATTTCATTTGGTCTTCGTATTGTCGTTGAGTTTAGTGTATATCCCATTTTAACCTCCAAGAACCTGTGCTACTGATTTATTTTGTGCTGATGCTATTTGTTTAAGTGATTCATAAAGTTCTTTAGCAACTTTTCTTTTCTCAGTTTCACTTCCGGCATAAACACCAACATTGAGATTGATGGTTACATTAGTATTGCCACCCATTCCTAAATTTTTATTTGGTATGATTTGTCCTGAAGTATTTGGAACAAAAACCTCCGCACCTTTTTCACCTACCAATATTGGATTTCTATTTGATACTGTTCCACCTTCAGCATAGGGTTTTTTAGCCCATAAAGCTTTCATTTGAGCTTTATATTGAGCTTCATTAATTTTACCTTTTTTATATTTTTCAATTAAAATTGTTTGTTCCGTTCCAAAATCCTGAACCTTTGCAAGCCTATTAGTGTTGGCAACCAAATCATTTGCTGCATCATTGGCTTTCTTAATTTGAGTATATAAATAGTAAATCGAAGCGGCTGCTGCCACGCCAAGACCAACCGACATAACACCGGCCAATAATCCTAATGAAGTTGTTAATGCTCCACTTAGACTAATAGCTACGGACATTGCCTTTGATACTGCCATAATTGCACCTGCTATATTTCCAGCAACAATAGCGACCTTAAGGGCAACATAAGCTCCAATTACTAAGTATAAAGCGTTCTTATGTTCAATAAAGAATGTAATAACACTTTGCATGACCTTACCAATAGTTGAGATTGTTGACATTATTTCTTCACGATGGTCTATAACCCACTTTAAGAAATTTTGACCGGTAATAACTAATTTATCGAGTGCTTGGCTTATATATTTAATAATTGCTTCTCTGTTTTTATCAAACCATGTTAGTAAAATATTGGCGGCCTGTGAAAGTTTATCAAAAAAGCTTCCTTTAACAATATCACCTGTTTCTTTCATTCCCAAAGCTTCTCTGGCTACTCTACCAATATTATCTTTCAAATTAGAAAAAACACCCGATAAAGTTTTACTTTGTTTATCCATCAATCCACCGAATTGTCCACCAGATCCAGTCATGTTTTCAAAAGCTTTTTGCACTTCAGGAAAACCAACCTTACCAGCCTCTACCATGTCTTTGACTTTATCTTTAGTCGTCTTTAGAACTTTGGCTAATTCATCATAAATAGGAATACCCCTCATTGCGAATTGCATAATATCTCTTGTATAGGCTCTTCCCTGTGCTTTTAATGTTCCAAATAAATATATCATGTCTCCTATTGGAACATTAAGTCCAGCAGAAACATCTCCAAGCATTCTTATATTAGGTATTATTTCCTTTGCAGTAAAACCAAAGGCTAATAACTGTTTACCGGCATCTACCACCTCTGGAAGCTCAAAAGGAGTTTTAGCGGCGAAGTCACTTATTTGTTTTAACATCCCTTGAGCTTCTTTAGCACTACCGAGCATTGTTTCAAAAGCAACACGATTCATCTCATAAGAAGCTGCACTTTTTACCGCAAAACCTAAAGCAGCAGTCAATGAAGCTCCTGCAACAGTCGCAACCTTAGTAAATCCAGAAATTACACTATTAACTCCGCTATCAAGTTTCGATAGCGAACTGTTGAGACCCTTTATTTGAGATGAAGCCCGATCTTGAGCTGTAATTAATATTTGTAACTTTGAATCAGCCATTTTTATTTATTTCCTGATTTTCCTTAAATGCCTCTATATCCATTATTTCTAGGTTTACATAAAATTTTTCTAATGGTTCTTCTAACATTTCGGCATTGGATAAATGAAACTTTTCTCTATATCGGTATTCTATTAATTCATCTGGTAACGGACTTCCATGTAAAATGGAGTTCTCCAATGCCTCAATTAGTTTGGGTTTGGTTTCCCAATTAATTGATCAACAACATAATTTATTATTTCAACCGGTAATTCTATTAAATCCTCTTTTTTAACCGCAAACTTGCCCTCGCCACCATTTGCAAAACCTTCAATAAAAAGAGACTTCATTATATCTTGAAGAGCATTAATTCCTTCATCAATAGCCTTTTCACTATCTTTTTCTTCTGTTTGCACCGATGCTATTTTCTTAATTTCTTTATAAGTTGGTGCTTCAAATGATAGATAACATTCTTTCCAATCATCACCAAACTGTTCAAGGCTAATTTTTTTTACTAACCTGAATTTTCCCATTTTATTTAACTCCTTTTATGTTAATAACTTGCAACCATATTGGTTAAAACACAAGTCGAGATAGCAGCTAGAGCATTTGGCAAATCAGCGTAACAAGTAAATGGTATGGTCTCTTCTTGCAGTTTATTAAGGTCGCTATCCTTCTCCCATTCGTGGAAATGCACTTTTGGAAATTGCATATTAAGTTCTGTCTTTTCAGCATTGCCAATCGTATCGGGATGTAAGAAATTAATTTGAACTGCTTTTTGAGTGCCTGCAATCATGTAATTTCTAAATGTATCATCAGATCTGTCTATTACAATCTCGCCAGTAATATTAAATTGCTGATTAATGACATCTAGTGGCTGAACTGTGCCAAGAGCATTTTCTATTTCCGTGTTTTTGGTAAATTTCAATGTCAGGCTTTTTATATCAAGAACAGTAGCAGCAGCGAGACCGGCAATATCAGCCGCAACCTTAACCGAAACATGCTGTGCTAAAAATTGCTTACCTAATGAGGTATAGTCCTTAGTTTTTGTTGTCCACCCTCTTCCACCCCTTGCTTTAAGGTCTAATTCATAGTTTACAAAATCATTAGGTTTTACATTAATCGCAAATGAGTCAATCATAGACATCGGAAACAGGTAAGCTCCATTAGGATCATCGAAATAAGTCGATAGAGAAGCGTGTTGATTTGATTGTGAGAGGCTATAAGTATGTTCATAGACTGCGGCCTCACCTCCGGCCAAAGCACTCGTTACAGAGCCTAATAATGCCTTTAAAAAAGCGCCTAATATTTTATCATATAATTGAGCAGAGATTGTTCCTTCGGCTTTTTGACCTACTACATAATGCTCGCTAAACTCTTCAATCTTACCCAAACCTTGATCTGATTGCACGAAATCTGTCTTTTGATCAAAACTAATACTTGCGAATGGACTAAAATATACTGGATCTGTAACAGCTCCCCTTGTCGCCTCAACCGCTACGCCTAAATTACATCTTCTTCCTATGAACTTACTCATGTCTAACTCCTTTTATCTTCCTATATATTATGTAATAAACCTTTTGTGAGCTGTCAAGAACAAGGAAACTTTTCTAGCATAACCAGCATCGGTTTCAACAAAGACCGGCTCATCTGAATTAGCTGGTAAAGTAAAATCAATTGAATCTGCACCATCCAAATTATATGTGTCTTCAATCCGATCAATAATATCGGTCACGACATCAGCTATATGTGATTCTGCCCTATTAATAGCATCTAGGTTTTCTAAATCTCGACCACATTGTTCCAAAATATCAATCTTAAAATTAACGCTTCTCTCGTTTTCTACATTAGATGCCGCCTCACTTGAAAGGCCATTAAAAATAACACAAACAGCCGGATAACCTTCAAATTTAGTCGCTGGATAATTTTTAACCACTTGCACTTTATCAGATTTGCTGATTACTAAAACAAGACCTTTTCTAATATCATTTACTAGGCTCATTATGCCAACCTTTCTGTAATTTTATCTAATGCTTCTTTAAAGATTCTATTGATCGCTAGTTTATTATCATTAACTGCATCTTCCATAAATGGTCTGCGACCATATTTCTTAGAAGTTGATAAGCCCTCATGGGGATAAATAGCATAATCAACATTTGGATAAATCATTACGCTTAATGCACCTTTTCTCTGCTCTATCCTGTTAAGCATGTGGGTATCGCGACTTTTCCCTTCTGAATATGGTCTCTTTTTATAAGGATGACCAGAACCTCTAATATTACTTTTAACTGAACCGAAAACCAATGAGCCTGTTGTATCAATGGCTCTTTGAATAATAGGAGCAGATATTTGAGGGTATCGCCTCAAATTATTCTGTAATTGTTTTAATCCTTTAATTTCTACTTTGATTTGCATTATCTTTTCACTATTACTAATAAAATATATTGAGTTGAGCCAAAATCCATAATCTCAACTGCCCTGACTGTATATTCATCACTTCCCTGTATGACTAGATCTCCCTCTTTAGCATATCTAACTGAGTTGTTTAATTCTACAAAACACTCATAAACTTGGCCTAATTTATCAGAATAAAGCAACTGCCGATCAGGACTTGGTTGTTGAATGTTAGCAACATAACTTGTTGAAGTGGCAGAATAAGCAGATCTAAGTGTTCCGGTTATTTCTTTTAGCCTTCTTATTCTGATTGATTTATCTAGGAAGTATTGCATAGAACCCCCTAGACAGTAATCATTCTATAAAACTGTAATATATCGAAGACACCGGCTTTTTTAAATAAATCGGCACTCGAATCTTTATCATAAGTTACTGAATAGCGACCAAGTGTTTCGGATTTAATGCCCTCTGTTTTTCCTGCATTTTTATAAAGATAAGACACAAGTTGACCACAAGCTTCCTCTAAGTCGTGAGGAATTGTTGCATAACCTGCTATATATGTCACTCGATAATTTCTAGTTCCCCTAACAAACCCTCTCGGAAAATAGATCATTCCCGAATCAGATGACTCTAAAATATAATCAGAAGTATCTACCTGATCAAAATCGCTTGCTGAATAGTCACTAGAAGTTCTATATTCTAACTTAGTGATAGATGTAACTGGAAAGTGTTTTAGATTTAAATAATGAGTTCCACTTCCGTTTACTTCCTCATCGGTATAAGTCGTTTCCTTAAACCTTCTATTATTGCAATATTTTTCTATTAAATCTGTGGCATAGTTAATATAACGAGTTAAAATATTGTCTTTACTGGCATCAGAAATACCCAAAGACTCTTTAACATCATCGAGAGCTATCAAAGCGTAAGATTCTAAAGTTTCAGGCATTATTTAATCCTATATTTACTCTTAGGTTTAGAGACCATCATTTTATTTTCATAATCTTTGAAAAACTTAATTAAAACAGCCACACCCTTGTCAATTAAGGTGTGAGCATGGTTATTTTCAACAGTTTCAATTTGTCCGTATTTTTTATCTTGATAATCTTTAATGTATTTTATTTTCTGCATAACAACCTCTTTAAATTAGCCTGTGGTCTCGCCTTAGTTTATTTTTTCCCCAAGATCCCCACTCAAGTCCGGCTAAAGACATATATCATTATGGATATTCATTTCTTATACGCTTGTGATTGTCGAAAGAGCCTGTGTATTGGTCAACTCACCATCAATTCTTTCCTCGACACGAACCCAAATAAGATTATGCTCGAAGGCAGAATTAGATGCAACAGTTGCTTCATCGCTGACTTTCATACCGATACCGCCTTTTGTAGCGATCCAATATTTTGAGAGGTCAACAAAGAAAATAGTTTTACCAGCACCATCGTATTCAATGATTGGGCGACCTTTTAGAGTAGCCAAACCATCTACTAGCAATGTATCAGAGTATATTGGTCTGTTTTGGCTATCAACTAAGTTAGAAATAACTCCAACTGATGCAGTTGACATAATCCAAACACCATTTCCTCTAATTTGCTGAGGCAATCCTAAATAGCAAGTATTGATGTGAGTAAATGACAAAAGACCACCTGCGGCAACTGTCTTATTCGGAGTATAAGTAGAGATTCCTGTTGGTTGGTTTGTGCCAGAACCATTCAAGAACTTACTATCTTCTTCTTCAGCCAAAGCTTCAGTAAGAAGGCTCTGAATTAATTCAACAACCCCACCACTACCGACACCGGCAGTTGCATCCATCTGTAACTCTTCTGAGATACCAACGATTGCAGCAACCGAATAAGGAGTAAGAGAAGCTTGGTTAAATTCGGCTGTGGAAGTCGATTTAGAAGCTAACTCAGATCTCCAGTAGAGTTTAGGTCGTGAAATAAGACTGTTGTAATAGAAGGTGTCACCAAGTATAGAAAACTCTCTTGCTCGTTGTCTAATACCAGCACTCTGTCTGATGTCGGTTACAAGTTCTTTAGCCCAACTAGACTCAACCAAATATCTACCGCCAAGGATCTATGCTATTATTGCCAGCAATATACTTTGCATATGCTCCTTTGTTTTTTGATATAAGTTCTGATGACTCATCATTTACAATATCCATTATTGCTGCAGCTTGACTTTCTGGTGTTTCGTTTTGCATCATTGCGTCTTTTCTCCTCCATATTTTGCTATACATTTCTGCCATTTCTGGAGTTTGCATATTGATAACGGCTATTCTGTCTTCTTCTGACTTCATATTTGAAAATGCTGCAAAATACTGCTTTTCATTATCAGGCATAGAGATATACGCCCTTGTCATTTCCATGTTTTCA